CGGCGCAGTCGTCTGCTAATTTCCAATGGTCACTTGCGACATTGAAACGGAACGCCAAACGAAAGCCAAACACCGCAGCCCGTCCTCGTTCGCTTTCAATCTCAACATCCAGCAACGCGTTGAATCGTTCGTCGTCAACGTGTAGCGCCAAGGTCCGCCCGATTCTAGCTATTTTAGAGCTTGTGAGCGCCCCTTGTCCTGTTTGGCTACCAACACAAGCAAAGGCACATGACACGGTCGCAAATGGGCAAGCGGTAAATCCGTGACCCATCCACTCGCGCGCTTCTCTTGCGCTTGATAGGGTCAACCCTCTGTTGACATAGCCAATTGATTCCCCTTGCGCCTTGTCTAGCTTAGTCTGGGAACGGGTGATGATTCCGCGTCTACCTTCCAGAATAAGTGCAGCCTGCCAGAATACCGCGTCACTTGCTGGCATTTTGCATTGCTCGCGCATCTTTGGGGTATTGCTTCCGCTCTTGATTAGTTCGCGTCGTTTGTTAATTTCCTTTATTGTGTCTGTCTTTGCTTTTTTCATTGTTTGTCCTTTGTTTGTTTGTCTAAACCCTTCCAGCCATTACCAATGCACTGGTAACTTCTTTTTCACCACAATATGGACACCAGTTACCCACTGCATCCAACTCATGATTGCCTGAAACCTCGCCACATGCGCCACACAAGCCTTCTGAGATTCCGTCAATGAAAAAATGTATCAATTCGTCATAGGTCCAATTGTAGATATAGGTTTCAGTGCCGGTAGAAGTGCCTACCACTAGATACTTATTTTTTCCCCATTTTAGAATCTCATACCATTGGTTCGCTTGTTCTCTTGGGAGTTGGTCTTGTGGTTTGGTCCAGTCAATTGGAATTTCATCTTGTGCAATCAACGCACGCGCTACAGCATTTTTGCGTTTAGTAAACCAACTACTGATTACATTGTGCCCGCTTGACACATGGCCAATGTTCCAGTGATAGATACCGTTGTGACCACTCTTGAATACGACTAGGCCGGGAATGCCAAAATCGTATGCCTTGATGGTTTTGGGCTTTGGTCCTTTGAACGCTGGGTTCCATTTTGGTTGGTAGTCTGTTTTTCTCATCTTATTTTTTCCATCCGTTTATTGTCTCAAATAGTCCGCCAATGATTAGAACTGGCCCACTAGTGACCAATAGAATTAATGCCAATTGCTCTATAAACATTTTGTCTTTGTATCCTTTCGTAGATTTTCTTTAGTTCTTCCAAAGTGCTGTCATTTTTTACCGTTTGTCCTATTGCTCTGAGGCAATCAATCGTTTCCTTTCTTAGTCTTTCGTTCATCTTATCTCCTGTGTGTTGGTAAATGGTCTAATCTTTGGTTCTTCTCGTCGTGTTCTACTTGTCGGTGTTTGACCGATTGCTGCACTAATTGCTAGCGAGCGTAAGCGCCGAATCTTTGCCTTTTTTGGTCGGCGTCGTGCTGCACATTTTTTGTGTGCATCCCTCAGACTTGAATCGTTCTTGAATCTTTTTCGCATAATCACCTCCATTCAATGCTCGAACAGTGCTCAAGCATTCAACGCAAGTGCGGTCCACCGGTCGCTAGTCGACAGACCGCTATGCGTGTCACATTTCCTGCATTCCACGGACAGCTGGATTTTGCCCAATACCCTCGAATGCAAATGGATTAGCTACATAGTCTGGAAATTCCGTCATGGCCAGTGAGGCTCGGGCTATCCGTCTTATGCATCCCAGATTGCCAGTCTGGTCTTTTCAAGTTGTCAATGAGCGTTACCGGAGAATCGGCAACGGCTGCCCAACTAACAAGCATTATGCGTGCCAACTATGCACATTGAATAATATCAAGTACTTACGTTGCCATATGTTCCAGTAGGTGCGAAAAGCATTACGCGGATGCAGTGAGCCGTTTGATTTTCTAAAAAGCATACTGCTCTACTGTGAATCATTGTGCGCGGTGCGTAATCATTTTCGCAGTTTGTTTCGCACTGTGCGAAAAGCAACGCGAACTATGCAAGGCATTGATATCATTGAGCATTTTGGTCTATTTCCCGGCTTTGTGCAGCACTTCGCATTAGTTTTGCATCTTTGTCTCCCTGTAATCATTAGGCATTTTCTTGTATGCCTATGTGAGAGAGTAATGCGAAAAGGGCGAAATGCAGACCAGTCAAGCGTTTATGCTATGCGATGCAATGCTACTTTGCTGCTACTAATCGCTACACTGAAGCGCAATATGTAAGCATTGGGCATTGGTTGTGCTTAGTTGAAAAGCTTGTAAGGTACTGTAATGATTCGAGAAACACAGGCACATCAGAGCTAAGTGCTTGAAATCATTATGCTTTTGGTGGATTTGCTCCCGGCATACTAATGATTCCCGCGCGATGCTTTACCACGCGGGCGTTACATCTCTGTGTGCGCGTTACCACTCTGTGCGCGCGCAGACGGACGGGGGGGAGTACCTTTGGGCGGGGGTTTTTTTTGTCGTATATATGATGTCAGACCCCAATACAGCAAATTAGCGTTTTCCGCCGAGTTGCTCTAGTTCAAACATCTGTAGTCTTAGCGACCCCATGCTTCTTGCATTGACTGGTTGCATCCTTTGCCAATTAAATCGTTGTGCAATGATGGCGTCCCTGAGGAGATCGTTCACCTTCACGCCGAAGTAAACGCCAACTGCGTTCAAGCTTTTGGTTGTTTTCTTATTAAGGGTTACCATGCCGCCGCCTTCGTTTGCCCCCCGGGTTGCTTTCCGCTCCCCGTCCCATGCTTCGTTATACTTGTACCCGTACTTGTCTATAGAGCCGAGTAGCGCCTGGCATGCTGTTTCGGCAAGTGCGTTTTTTTCAATGCTACACCGCGTAGATGTTCGGGTGAGCAGCTCCCAGACAACTGGGTTGACTGACAGTTTCTCGTTCTCTTGTTTGGGTGCAACTGGCAGTTGTGCTTGCACAGCTTTTTGTTCTTTCTTGTTCTTCCTGCTCATATGCTTTATTCTCCTGCTATGGGTAAAGACAACGAGCAGCTTACCAAACAAAGCGACAGTCCGCTAGATTTGGCTACATACTATAGAGAGTCAGCGCACAGTGCTCACAATTTGTTAAGTAAAGCGGTGTTTGATGCTGCTGGCGACTACGGCGAGTTGTCTCGGAACCTGCGTGCTGTGAATCAATATATTAAAGCGCGGGCGTCTGTTGGCGAGTTGATTGAGAAGCATGTTTCTGTGGAGGATCCTTCTGAGTCGTGGGACCCTTTTTCGGAGTCTTCTTTATTAGACGGCAAGCTGGATGTGCTTGAGGCTAAGACTGAATTTGTTTCAATAACGACCAGCGAGTCAGCGGCTGTTGCGCTTTACCAGGCGGGGTTAACATATAAGGAGATAAGTACTAACACGGGTTTACCTACAAAGAAGATACGTCAGGTTGTGCAAAAGCAGGGGATTCAGCGCACTCGTAAAAAATCTGTCCCTGTGTCGTCCTGATGTGCTACGTTTGTATTCCAGTCCACGGGGGTTCCCATATGCTCTCCAGCGGACTTGTTTTTCTTTTATCTCTCCTCCTGCCCATTGGTTCCCCCTGTAGCTGATGGGCAGTATTTCTAAAGAGGCTTATAAGTTCCATGAGTTTTGGGAGCGGTGTAAGTTTGACCGTCGTTTTTACTTCCAGCACTGTTTAAAGATTAGAACGCTTGTTGGCGACACTTACCGACTTCAGCCATTGATTTTGAACGGTGAGCAGGAAGAGCTTTTGTCTATTATTGAGACAATGGAGTCTAACCGCGAGCCGGTTCGCATTATTGATTTGAAGTCGCGTCAGGTTGGTGGTACGACTTTTTTCAAGGCGCTGGGTCATCATCATTGCCAGTTCAACAAGCAAGCGAATGCGATGTGCATTGCTCACTTGCGGCAATCGACCCAGGAGATTTTCCACATTGTTAAACGTTATCAGCAGAATTTGCCTGAGGCGATTGTTGCAGTAGCGCCTGCGAAATTGATTGGCAATTCGATACGATGGAAGCATGGCGCACGATACCAAATCCAAACCCAAGGAAGCACCGACGCTGCCCGTGGATCTACTTGGGATTTTCTCCACCTATCTGAAGTGGCGCTCTGGCATAAGAGAAGAAGGTCAACGACTGACGAAGATGCTCTCCAAGCTCAGCTCGCAGCAGTTGCTGATGTTCCTGGAACTCACGTCTTCATGGAATCGACTGCGAATGGTGCCTCGGGGGCTTTCTACTCTCGATTCTGGAAAGCATACAAAAACGAAGAAGGGAACATCTACAAACACGTCTTCTTCGGATGGCAAGACCACGACAGATACATCCTCCCAGAAAACATAACAGATAAAAGACTCGATAAAAGAATGAGGCAGGCGCATGCAGCGGAAGATGACATGCTGTTCTACCGACTGGCGACAGAGCTGGGATATGATGAGCTGTGGGCTAAACGGGCGATTGAGTTTGAGTTACCACCAGAGCGAATCAAATGGGCCATTCAAACACTGCAAACAAAATTTGGCGGTGACATTACTCGGTTCGATACAGAATACCCGCTCAGCCCGCAGGTTGCGTTCACGTCAAGCGCAAGGTCGCCGTTTGACCAACAGAACATACAGGAAAGAATTGATGAGCTGTTGCACAAACAACCACTGAACTCAGGGCCGTTGCTAAATGAAAACGCAACACTGCAGCCAGGAAAAGACGATTGGCAGATTTACGCAGAGCCGGTTGATGGAAGAGAATATATAGTGACCGTTGATACAGCGCACGGTGTTGAGGACGGCGATTTCTCGTGCATACAGGTGCTTGATAGGAATGAACGGGTCCAGGCGGCAGAGTATTATGCCAGAACACCGCCAGACATTGTGGCAAAACAAGCGGAAATTGCGGCAAAATTTTTTAACAATGCCCTGCTGGTGCCTGAAATTGACGGCCCTGGTATGGCCGTCGTCAAAGACTTGCTCGATTCTGGATACCAAAATCTTTACGTTAGAAATATCGGTGCGGCAAACTGGACACAGCGGTTTGGCTTTAGAACACAAGCTAAAGATAAAAGAGATTCAGCTATTGCAGCACTGGCAAAAGCAATCAGATTACGGACACACACCTTCAATTCACTCCGGCTTTTGAGCGAGTGCAAGGTGTTTATTGAGACAGCAACTAAACGGTGTGAAGCCATGCCTGGGGAACATGATGATGCCGTCATGTCAATGGCCATAGCCATATATGTTGACTCAGAGATGGAAGATGCGGCAATATCAAACCCGGTTGTAAAGAAAGAAAATCTTTCATATGACTCTGTCGCGAGGCTTACGCCGAGTTTTGATGAAGAGAGGGATTCGCATTTAGGCAAATGGTGGTAGTTCTTTCAATTGTTGCTTTTTGTTGTTTGGTGTTTACCGGTGCGGGTTGTTTCGTTTTGTTAGACTGGAATCGGCGCGAAAACAGAAAGCTGTTGCTTGAGCAGGCCCAGTCTAATCAGGCCTCTTGGGAAGAATTTGAGGCGCGTCACAAAGAGTCGTTTGAAAGAAGCTATATTGATCAAAGCGTTTAGGGGGTTGCATGGCAATTGAGGAGCGAGGAAGAAAGGGTCCAGATGGCGGCAAGGTTATCCCCGGGAAAGAGGGGAGTCAGGGTTACACTGGAAGCTATGCGGCACAAACTCTTGGCACTGCAGCTGGGGCGCTTGCGGCTGGCTCTGTTGCTTTGGGTCCTTTTGGGATTGCCCTTGTTGGTCTTGGTGCCTCATTTTTAGGCTCTGCTATTGATTGGTTGATTGGGAAGAAAACCGAAAAGAAGCCGACGCCGCCAAAAATAATTCCGCCAAAACCGCAACGCAAGGACCTGGCAGGTTCGGTTAAGTCAGCTCCTATGAAAAGCGGTGTTTTTGATTATGCTTCGTTAGACCCTGGGCGGCAGCAGTTGGCACCAAATCCAATTCGTCAAGCGGCTGCAACTAGAATTCTTTCATCACCGACATTCACACAGAAAAATAAAACCACTCCGGCGTTTAGAGGGAGAGTATAATGGCTGACGATATGTCAATGGCAGGTCCTCCTGTACCACCTGGGCCGATGGGTCCACCGCCTTCGATGGGCGCACCTTCTCCTCAGGGCGGTCCAGAGGGGATGCCGACCGTATCAGATTTGAACAACGTGCTGATGAATGTTGCTGACGAGTTGCCTCCTCAGGCAATTCAGATGCTTATTAGCACTCTTCAGTCAAAGCTGGCTGAAAAGTCTGAGGGCGCTCCTGCCGGTCCCGGTCCTGTTGGTCCTGGTCCTGGCGGTCCACCGGAAGGTCTACGCGAAGCAGCGATGGCTCGTGCTGGCGGGGGAATGGCGTAGATGCCCGGGTTTGGCTTAAAGCGTTCTTCTGGGCAGCTTGCATCAGACGACCGGACTCAGTTTATGCCAGATCGTGAGCTTTTTATGTCGGACTCTGGGATTGATCCAGAGGTTTTACGAATGATAATGGAGCGCCGACGGCGACAAGGCATGGCTGGAAGGGCGCAAGACATACCTACATATGCGCCCCCGGCGCGGCAGGCTGGTTATTCTGGCGCTGTTGGTTCTGAAGACCCTCGGGTTTTAGCTGCTTTGTTGCGAAGAAAGCGCCTTATAGACGAGATTAACGCAAGTAGAGCACCGGACGCTTACTTGGATTTGGAGTACAGCTGATGTCTCAGATAACTGGTGTAATTACAAAAGAGTACTCTGAAAAAGACGTAAAGACGTACAACCCAACAGAGAAAGAGTCTAAGACGGTTGAGTATGTGAGAGATCAATGGCAGGCATCTGAAGATGCAAAGCAGTTGATTATAGAAAACACATGGGTTGGTCTTGCGTTTTACACTGGTCGGCAGTGGGCGCGGTATAACCGGGTGACCCGGCTGCTGACAGAGGACAATCCGCCGCCATGGCGCGTTCGCATGGTGCTGAATTACATACTCCCCACGGTGGAAACGCTTGCTGGGAAGCTAACGGAAAACCGACCAGGGTTTATTGCTGTGCCAGCGTCTGACGATGAGGACGACACAGAGGCAGCTCGTCAATCAGAGCGTCTGCTGATGTTCTTGTGGCACGAGCTTGGGATGCAGCAGAAAATTCATGAGGCCGTTAAGTGGATGGCTGTTAGCGGTACTGCGTTCTTTAAGTGCTGGTGGGACACAGAGCTTGGCGAAAGCTATGAGTTTGACGAGGCTCGTGTTGATGAGACGATTGAGTATCTTCAGGGGCTTGGTGTTGAGGTGCCCGGCCAGACCGAGCAGCGCAAGACGGGGTTGCCTGTTGTTGACGTTTTGTCTCCGCTTGAGGTGGGCTGGGACCCTGGCGCAAAAGACATGGATACTTGCCGGTGGATGATTCATGCGAACATGCTTCACATAGATGAGGTGCGTGACCGTTGGCCAGATAAAGGGAAGTACGTTAAGCCTTCGGTGTCTTCTGAAAGCGAGATGCAGAGTCAGCAGATTTTGCGTGAGTTTTCCAGGAACTCAGCAACGACTGAGAGTCCGCTGATGGACCGGACCATGGTGCTTGAGTACTTTGAGAAGCCAAGTCCGCGACACCCAGAGGGTTACTACGCAATTGTTGCTGGCGACATTGTTTTAGAAGAGCAGGAATTTTTGCCGTACAAAAAGCTGCCATTTATGGTTATGCGGCACAACACTGTTCCTGGCCGGTTAGCTGGTGAGGGAGTGGTTACTCCATTAATCCCAGCGCAGAAAGAGTTGAACAAGTCAGTTAGTCAGCGGATTGAGAACAAGAACTTGCACGCTCAGCCGAAGTGGCGGGCCGAAAAGGGTAGTGTTGATCGGCAGAGTTTTACTGACGAGCCAGGGGAAATTATTTTTTACAACCGAACGGCAGCTCGGCCACCTGAGCCATTGCCGCCACCCCCTCTTTCGCCT